CCAGGCCGGTCGGTGCGGCTTGCTGTGGACTACACAGACTTCAACATCCTGCATGACCACGCCGACATGCGCGAGCTGTGGTTGAGGCTCGCTGAGGCGGTGGCGCACGCCTGCCAGCAGCCCCTCGGCGCGTGGGACGGCATGTCCTTCCCCATGTTTGTGGCACGTGCCTGCCGCTGGGCCGCTGCCGCGCTCAGCAACCTGTGGGCCCGGGCTGAGATGTCGGACGCTGACTACTGCCACCTGGTCCGGGGGCTCTGGACCGGCTGGCGGTCAACGACGTTCATCAACAGCACGATGAATGTGATGTACCTGCAGGTAGCCCGCCGCATCTTCGAGCGGCTGCACGGGCGGCTGCCGCTCCTCCACTACGAGGTCTGCGGCGATGATGTTGATGCGGTCGCTGACTCAGAGTGGGAGGCCATGGAACTACTGGCCATCCTGACCCGAATGGGCTGCGACGTCAACCCGCACAAACAGCTGTTGACCCGGGACACCGCCGAGTTCCTGCGCATATCGTACCGGGGTGGCACGCAAGTCCGCGGGTCGCTGGTGCGCTCCATCAACGGCTTCTGCTCCAGCGACATGCAAGCGTCTGTCGCCGTAAGCGGGCCCGAGTACGCCAAGGGGACCAGCGACGCGATCTGCGGCCTGGTGCGCCGGGGCGCAGATCCGGCGTGGGTGCGGCTATGGCACAGCACGATAGTGCTGCACTGGGCGGGGGTGCGCTACACCCGCGCCGGGCAAGTCAAGAAGGTCGAGGCCCCGTACGAGGTCGTGTTCGGTGATGCACGCGCAGGAGGGTATGGCTGCCACCACTACGGCGAAGACCCGCTGCCAATACCACCACTCCCGCCCCGCCCCACACTGCGCATCCCGACCCGTGCCCTGCTGGCACGCGGCCGATTCCACGGCACGAAGGCGCTGCTGGCCGAGACCCGAAGCATGCTGCGGCAGCGCCTGGGGGTGGACGCCGACCTGCGCGGGCTTGAGAGGGACGCTGTGGCGGCCACCGTGGGCTCAAAGCTGCCCTCAGACCTCGCCCGAGAGGCCCGCGGTCGGTACCGCCGTGCACTCGCGGCCTGGCTGCAGCGAGCCAGCGAGACCC